CTTTATCGGCCAGCGCGGAAACGAAACTTCCGGCGTTGCGATTCAGCAGCGCAAGATGGAAGGCGATAGAGCGGTTTACCATTATGGCGATAATCTAGTCCGATCGATCACGCATGTAGGCCGCATTCTGGTTTGCGCGATTCCGCAGATTTATGTCGAGCCGCGTATTGAACGCATCGTTGGCATGGAAGAGGAAAACGAGCTTGTCGGTCTTAACGGCGCGTTAGCCCCCGAGCAAGAGCAATCATATTTCCTCGCAAACGGCAAATACAGCGTTCGCGTTACGACCGGGGCCAGCTTTGCCACAATGCGCGAAGAGGCCGCCAATTTCTTCCAGCAAGTCATCCAATCACAGCCGCAGCTTATCGAAGTTGCGGGCGATCTGTTATTCAAATACATGGATTTCCCCGGCGCTCAAGCCCTGTCCGAGCGTATGAAGCGCATGATCCCGCCGCAGTTACTTGAAGACCAGCAAGACCCCGCGGTTGCCGCTATATCGCAGGAAAACGAGCAGCTTAAGGCCGCGCTTGCCGCCATGCAGCAGGAGTTGCAATCAAAACAGGCAGAAACACAGGTCAAGGCGCAAGATACCGCCGTCAAGGCTCAGATTGAAGCATCGAAGCTGCAACTTGAGCAGCAAAAAATCAATATGGATTACGAAATTAAACAAGCGGAACTGGCCCTGAAAGCCCGTGAGCTTGATTTGAAGGAAAGTGAAGCGCTCGTTAGCGCCGTGGCCAATGCACAGCAACAGCCATTCAACGTCATACCGCAATCAAGCGGTTACTAGCAGGGGAAAACTATGCAATTAGAAAATGAAGTCACTGGTCAAGAAATCGAGACAAAAGATGTCCCGGTGCAGGATGCCGCTGATGAAAACACGGACGTTTCTGAAGTTGAAGAGACCGAAGTCGAGACTGACGCCGAAGATGATGGCGTTCAGGATGACGGTATCGACAAAGAAATGAAGACGATTAAAAAGGCGCTCAATAAGAAAAACCGTTACATCGAAAACCTGAGAGCCAGAAATCGTGCCCTTGAAGATCAAATGCAGAAGTTCAAAGCCTCAAGTGGTGCGCCTAAACCGCCGCCACAGATGGAACAGTTTGAAAGCGTTCTTGATTACGTCAAGGCTGAAAACGCTTATGAGCTGGACAAGAGATTTGCAGAGCAAAACCAAAATCAGCAACTCACTGAGTTACAACAGCAGCAGGCTCAAATCAGAGCGCAGCAAGACCAGCACATTGAGGCATCAATCTCGGAATTGGTAACTACCAACGCCGAAGCAAAGCAGGTTTTTTCGCAGGCGCTCCCGGTTATTGAGCAAATGCCAGAGCATATTCAGAATCTCTTTTATGAGATCGATAATGCCCCGGCCGCCGCATTCGCACTCGCCAAAGAGGGCAGGCTGCAGGATTTATATTACATGAATCCGTATATAGCCGCCGCTGAACTGGTTCAGGCTCAACAGCGTGGCTTGCAGTATCTTGCTACAAGCTCGCAATTACAGAAACAACCGCCCAAGCCCTTGGATGGTCTGAGAGGCAACGGGAAATCAACAGGAAAACCGCTTCACCAAAAAAGCCCAGATGAGCTTATGAAGTGGCTTAACAATTAGGAAAACAAACAATGGCAAATACATTTAATACCTTAAAGAACGCACCGGGCGTTGTTGCGGCACTCGCTGCAAAAATGCTTGAAGACAAGGTGCAATTCTGCAAAACAATCGACAAAGCCGATGAAAGCGACTATGACGGTAAAAACGGATACAATGCTGGCGATACAATCTTCATCAGCAAAAATGCCCGCTTTATTTCTGGCACAAACGCCGACATCACTTCTGCGATTCAAGACGTTAAAGAAGAGAAAGTTGCACTGACGCTTAATGAGCGCCGCGTAACTGGTATTGCTTTGACATCGCTTGAGATTGCTACAGAAGCGAACCTGAAGTCATGGGCCAAGCGTATTCTTGACCCTGCAATGTCTGAAATGGCGCAAAAAATCGAGGCTTCATTCCTTGAAAAAGCCTCGGATGCGACAAGCAACACCGTAGGTACAGCCGGAGCAACAGTTTTTGATATGGACACAATTCTGTCCGCCAATCAGAAAATTGATGAATTCGCCTGCCCAGACCTTGACAACCGTTATGTTCTGCTTAACCCAGCGGGCCAGCGTTCTGCGGTTAATTCAAACAAAGGCTTGTTCAATGCCGACGTGAAGGTTGCCCAGCAGTACGTAAAAGGACGCATGGGCACAGCAATGGGCTTTGATTTCTTGTCAAACAACCTGTTGCCAATCCACACCAACGGCAATGACGTTGTGTTTGAAGTGCGTACAACTGTAGCCACAGAAGGCCAAGCGACTCTGGTCGTTGAAGCCCTTACAGCCACAACCGGAACTGTCACAAAAGGCACAGTCTTTACTATCGGCAGCGTTAATGCTGTTCACCCGATTACAAAGGCTGATCTTGGTTACCTGAAGCAGTGGACTGTTGCGGCTGACGCCACAGCAGACGGCTCAGGTTTTGCGACACTGACACTGACAGAGCCATTCTACACATCGGCTTCAGGCGGCTTGCAGAACATCACAGCCTTCCCGGTTGATGGCGCTGCTATCACACCTGTAGGCGGAGCCTCTTCAGCTCTGGTGCAGAATCTGGCTTACCACAAGTCAGCTTTCCGCATGGTTTCTGTTCCCCTTATTACGCCATCAGGCACAGACATGGCAGCTCAGAAAACCTCTGGCGGTTTCACCATCCGCGTCATTCGTGACTACGATGTGCTAACTGACAAGTTGATCATGCGCTTGGACTTCCTCGGCGGTATCGCTGCGGTACGTCCTGAGTGGGCGGTTCGCATCACGTCCTAGATAATATAGTGGGGGCGGCCTCATCGCCGCCCTCATTTCTTCACAGATATAAAGGGTTTAAAGATGAGAAAATTTCTAGTTTATACGGCCATGATTGTGCTGATCCCAGCGCTTGCGTATGCGGGTTACAATCTATCGACCGAGACATTTCCAGACGGAAACAACAGCGCTGCGCCTTACAGTGTGACCATTTTAAGCAGCGAAGGAACCGTAGTTTCAACCGACTATTTCCCGATTTACAGAACTACAACAAAAGACGCTCAGTTGATTTCGGCCACTAAAATTCAAGGTTTGGGCGCTGTTAAAGACATTGCGTTTATCAATGCTACAGTAACAGGCGATGTCATTGGCGACGGCGGCGACCAGCTTTATGGTTTTAGGCAAGAGCAAATTGCTTCAACAACAGCGGCGATTCCAGTCACTCAGTGCGGCGCAACCTTTGTTTCAAACAGCGCAGACGTTATGACCCTGCCAGAGGCATCAGTTGCCCTTGGTTGTCAATTGACGTTTGTCTGCGGAACAGCGGATGACTTTGATGTTAACCCTGCCGACGGAACCGACACAATCAGCTCTGTATCCACAACTAACGGAACCACGGCTGTTGTTACGCTCGCACCATCTGCGGGCGATGCAATTCGTTGCACTGACATCGGCGGCGCTATCACTCTTGAGGCCATCGGTGCAGACCGCTGGGCGCAAGTTTCTGGCGGCAACGGAATCTGGACTGACGTAAATTAATCAATTTTGAAAAGGAACTAAAAATGACAGCAAATGCAATGAAATTTGAAGGCGCGGTATCCGCCGATGTTCGCAGGGAAGTAAATGCGGCCATCGGTGACGTAGCGATCTGCACCACGGCGGCTTCAGTAACCACAAGCACAACACTGGTAAACGTGGCGGGCTTGGTAACTGAAAGATTGCTACCGGGTACATACGAGTTTGAAATTCGCTTGATTACAACTGCCGGAGCTTCTGGCGGTGTTAAAGCGGCTCTCAAGCAAAGCACAGCGGGCATGGTTACAGCCATCAGCGCGTCAGTGCAGGGCTTGTCAGCGGCGGCGATTGCAAACACCACATTCACCACAACCACAGATGCAGCCTCTTTGATTGCGGCAACAACCGCATACGTTGCGGTCAACGCTCGCGGCGTTGTTGTAATCGGTGCTCCTGGTACGCTGCAAGTGCAGGTAGCGCAAAACGCTTCCGATGCAACAGCTACCACGGTAGCGCTGCGGTCCTACATGGTCTTTAGAAAGATTTCCTAGGGATGGCGAAGTTCACTAAAGGCGATGGCGTTAAATACGTGGGTGATGATTCATCCATCATTAACGCGCTTTTGGCAGACGGCTGGGAACAAGAGGGTTTATTGAGAACGGTTCAGGCGTTAGAGCCTGCCGTTTCTCAAGACCCGGTTTCTGATTTGACAAAAACCAGCAAGCGACAGAAGAAAGCAAGCGACCCAGACAAAGGATTATAGAATCTATGGGAACAGCGTTAGGAATCATTAAATCTGCTATGCGTAAGGGCGGCATTCTGACAAAAACAGAAGTGCCGTCCTCGGATGAGGCTAACGATGCGCTTGAGGCGTTCAATGATATGCTGGCAAGCTTTTCTAATGATAGCATGGTGATTCCGGCCCGCGTTCTTGAAAGCTTCACACTGACAAGCGCCACTGATTACACGATTGGCTCTGGCGGTAATTTCAACACCGTCAGGCCGATTAAGATTGTTTCTGCGTATGTCCGAGATGGAAATATCGACTATAGCCTTGAGATTGCATCGGATGAAAACTATGCAACAATCCCGCTGAAAACAGTTGGCGCGATTCCGGCCTTTCTGAATTATACGAATGCCTATCCGCTGGCAACGATCAAGCTATATCCGGCCCCCACGGGTGTTTATACGCTGTTCTTGCTATCAGAAAAGCAGCTTTCAACATTTACGCTTAGTCAGACAGTTGACCTCGCCCCCGGCTGGCGCAGGATGCTCATTCATAACCTAGCGCTTGAGCTTTGCGCTGAATATGGCGTGACAGTGCCGCCAGAAGTTGAGCGCATTGCCCGTGAAAGCAAGGGCGAAATCAAGCATTCAATTATGGCAGCCAGAACGATGCAATGGGAAAGCGGCCTTGGTTACGAGGGCAACATCTATAGCGGCTGGGTTGCATAATGAAAGTGGGATTGGTCGGTCCATCCTATGAAATGCGCTCGCTCCCATTCGACGCACAGCGCACGATCAACCTGTTTCCAGTATTCGATGAACAGGGCAAAGAAGTTGCAGCCCTTTACGGCGCACCCGGTAAAAGCTTATTTGCCACATGTGGCCCCGGCCCGGTTCGCGGGTGTTTTTCATCCAGCAACGGACGCGCCTTTGTGGTATCTGCCGCTAGTATCTATGAGGTTACATCAAACGGCACAGCCACAGCCCTTGGTAGCTTAGATGAATCATCCGGCATTGTAACAATGGCTGAAAACCTATCTCAGCTTGCAATTTGCGATGGTCAAAAGCTTTATACGCTGAATTATGCCACGAATGCCTTTGCCAAGGTGACAGACCCAGACCTTCCGGCAAGCGTTGGAACGGTTGAAAACGTCGATGGTTACTTCATGGTAAACCAGAACGGCACGGGGCGCTTTTATATATCGGACCTTAATGAAGGTTCTTCATGGGCCGCGCTAGACTTTGCCACGGCTGAAAGCAACCCAGATAAACTGGTGCGCTGCGTAAACTCTTTGGGGCAGGTGTTCTTGATTGGAAGCCGCACAACTGAAATCTGGTCAAACACAGGGGCCAGTGATTTTCCCTTTAGGCGCATTTCCGGCGCTATGGATGTCGGAACGCTTTCACCCTACACAGCCGTATCAATTGCTAACGCGATGATTTTTGTTGGACAAGACAGATATGGCAACGGCAGCGTTTACAGCACGCAAAGCTTTAACCCTAGTAAGATTTCAACGAATGCGATTGAATACGCCATAGCAAAGGCCACAGACAAGGCCAATATGCGGGCATGGGCTTACCAGCAAGAGGGCCATATATTCTATTGCCTGACTGGCGGCGGGCTAGAGACAACGCTTGTTTATGACCTGACAACGCAACAATGGCATGAGCG